CACCAGCTTAATATTGATGTAAGCTATAAATACTTACATGGCATTAGTATGTGAAGTAAAACCTGTATCTGCTTTCTTATCTACGAATTTAAGTAATAAGATTGAATCGTTTCAGCAGTTAGGTGATAGAATAAAGAGATCTTTAGGCTGGCCCTTAATCTCTCTCGAAATACATCAAGATCAACTATTTGAGAATATTCAAATAGCTATTGAAATGTTCTCTAAGTACGCGGGATATACTCAAGAGTTTTTAATTTTTGATTCGCAGTTATACGAAAAAAATAAAGGGATTCGACTTGATCATTTATTTACAATTTCAAATTCATCTTATACTCAAGCACAAAAACTAGCACAGTCTCCTCCTAGTCCGAGTATGGGGTTTACAGCTGAAACTCCTAGCGCTGTATATGTTGTAACCACTGAAGTACCTAAATCAGTTTTTGCATCATCTTCTTCTTTATCAAGCGTATTTACAATTAATATGGATGCGTTTGATATTATAGATCAAACTATATATAGCAGTATTACAAGTTTTAATACAAGTTTATCTACTTATTTTACACCAACAAAGCAGAGAGTATTAACCAAGCAAAGTGAACCAACAACAGTAACCACATATAATAATGCTTTTGATTATGATATAATGGACTATAGGAAAGTTATTGATGTAACTGAATTTGAAGAAGGTTCATCTAATGGAGTTAATACACTATTTACACTTGAACAAACACTCGCGCAACAAACTTATTTTAGTTATGCTTTAGGTAATTTTGGATTTGATTTAGTGTCTTGGTATACTGTTAAAGAATTTATTGATACACGTGAAAAAATGCTAGCGACAAGAAAAGATATTAGCTTTGATCCTCGTACTCAATATATGCAAATGTATCCGCAACCTAATGTAAGTCGTTTTTATGGGGTTATAACCTGTTACGTAGAGCGACCTATTAGAGATTTAATTAAAGAACAATGGGTATATAAATATGCATCTGCTCTATGTAAGATAGTAATTGGTAGAGTTCGAGGTAAGTTCACAGGAGTGTCATTACTCGGTGGTGGCTCTCTTAACACTGACTTATTAGCCGAAGGTATAGGTGAAAGAGACGCACTCGAAAAAATGTTATTAGAAGGAGCTTCTCCAGGAGCGGGAGACGCGGATCCCTGCTGTTTTTTTGTAGGTTAAGCGGATTAGTTACACCTATAGTTATAAATATTAATATGAATAAGAGATTATTTTTATTATTAAAAGAACATAATATTACAGGATTAAAATATTTATGTAAACATTATGGAACTAAAGCATCCTGTATGTTATATCCAGGTAGCGGTACAAGATGGAGAGCACATTTACGTAAACATGGTTATGATATACATACAACTATTTTATACGAAACAGATAGTAAAGAATATTTTAAACAAAAAGGTCTTGAATATTCATTATTATATAATGTTGTTCTCTCAAAAGAGTTTGCAAATTTAGTACCTGAAGATGGTTCTGGTGGGCATGAATCTATGAGATCACCAGAAGTGAGAGAAAAGGCAAAGCTTACACTTAATACTAGATTAGCGGCTGGTAACTATACAGAAAAGGAATTACAGCGAGGTATAAATAATAAACATCGAATAGCAACATATGGCTTTACCGATAAAGAATTGACAGCACATAAGCTCACAAGCGAGAGACAACTTAACAAAACAATGCAGGAGCGATTAGGTGATCCGGATTATATTAATCCTCTTAAAGGTAAAACAGCAAAAGAAATATGTGGAGCTAAATATAACGGACCTTGGAATAAAGGACGTACAATGAATGAACTAAAAGGAGCAGAATATATAGATCCGAGAAATAAACCATTTATTATAACATCTCATTTAGGTATACATACATATAAAAATGAGAGAGAGTTTATTCAAACTCAGCATTTTCGTGGTCCACTATTAACTAAATTAAAGCGAAACGGTAAGTGGATTATAAAAAGACAATCTAATACGCTACATCCGTATCAGCATGGTGAGACAATTTATTTTAAATACTGTAATGAACAACTCCCCTAATAATCCAAAGTACAAGCAAGGCATTTACAAGCCAAAATATCCTAATAAATTAATAGGATCAAAAGCTATATATCGTTCTGGTCTAGAATTAAAGTTCTTTAGATTTTGTGACTTTAATCCTAATATAATTCAATGGGGAAGTGAAAACGTTATAATACCTTATATAAGCCCTGTGGACGGTAAAATGCATCGATATTATGTTGATAATTATGTTGCGATACGCGAAGGTACGGTGATAAAGAAATATCTTATAGAAATAAAACCTTTTAAACAGACATTACCCCCTGCTACTAAGTACAGAAAAAAACAACACTTAGTATATGATCAAGCTCAATATATAGTAAATCAAGCAAAGTGGGAGAGTGCTAATGAATATTGTAAAAAAAATAAACTTAATTTTCTTATATTAACAGAGAAAGAGTTAAAAAATTAAATAAACTAGACGGTGTACTCAAATACACAGTGCCCACAATCCCAAACTCTAAAGTAATTGTTGTCTCGCATATTTTCATACTCTGTTTTATTTTCATCATAGTTTTCTAATTTGTTTTTTAGTAAATGTTTTGCAAAATTATAGCGGTGGTGTAACTTATATGCTTTAGTATTAAAATACCAATATGAGGGAGCAGAATCACGTAAATGCTTAAACCCATTTATATTATATACATTTCCTCGACTATACCGTTTATCTGCATATGTCTTAATAGTAGAAATATTGTGTTGTTTGCTATAGAATTTAATAAGTTTAGAGAATCCCCCGACAACATTTACTCCTGATTTTACACAGTATCTTAAAAGTTCATGATCTACTGAACCGGTAATTTTTCGAGTACCAAATGTCATAATAGATAACAACTCATCATTATAATATAATCCAATACATATCGAAGCTCTATCATTACCTTGCATATGATATGTGTCTAAGAACATTTTCTTTTCTACATTAGATACATATTTAATAATCGTTTTTCTACCATGTACCTTACGTGTATTAAGATTTAATTTATTTTCTAAGATTGACTTAATAATCGAAAACTTTGTATCAATTTCAGTATCATAAAAATGTAAGAGTGTAATACCTTGCTCGAAGCAAGTAGCTGTTTTATTTAAATGATAATCTTTTGAATATTTACCATTATCTCGATCACGATGCCAATATAACCCATTTACTTCTATTGCGATATTTTGTTTAGGTAAGAAAATATCTATCTCAAACATACCCTTATCACTTTTAATTTTTTTATGTTTCTGGTATTCTATATTATATTTATCTAATAAATTAGTAATTTTTAACTCTTGTTGTGAGCCTCTATAAACGCGACAGCTATCACATATATCTTGTGAGATTCGAGATTGTTCAGGTGATGCGTAAAAATCACCATGTAAGTTACAATTTATAAGTAACGGAGCATAACATCCATTATACTCAGACTTAATAGTATAATTAGGCCATTTATCTTTAAACGCATTAAAAAACATATTACTATTATTTTTTAATAAATCTTGCTTCATACATTTTTTACAATGATATCCACGTAAAAATTCTTTTGGCGTAATACTATATATACCGTGTTGTTTACAAGTAATTTTAACGGGTTCAGTATTACAATTATATAATATATTATCATATAAATATCTATCATTATAGATCTCTTGAGCTTTCATAATAAAATCTTGATTATTACTTCGGCTTTTGTTAGAGAGTTTTTCAAACAAACAATGTTTACATTTAGTTCGGTTTGTATATATATCGTACGGCTTTTGCTTAAATTCGTAGTTATGTTTCTTACATAACACCGTTATAGGTATACGTGAATTTATATAATCAGCTTCACAGAATTGTAAATTTACGCGATTAGTATCGGAAACTTTATCAATGAATTCTGTGTAGGTGGGGGTTGTAGATTTAGCACCTAGCTGTGTACCACATTTAGGGCAGCCGCTTTGTCTTAAATGGTTATCTGCTAACACATAAAAATCTCCATGATGTACACATGTCACTATTATTTTATCTCTTGTTGTAGTGTATAGAGTTTTTGAATAGTTATATTGATTATTATGCTTTACAATACATCTTGCAACAAATTCTTCTTGGGTAAGTCTAGCCATATATAGTAATTATATACTATAGACAGTCATTTACGACTTTAAAGTTAAATTAGTTTTTTATTAGTTATATATACAATAGTGAATAAAACCTTTATAAAATTAAAAAATGATATAAATAAAATATATGGCATTAAAACTTAACCTTCTTGTTGAAAAACCTGCTCTAGAAGACAATTTTGAATATATTTTAGAAGAAACAAACCGCAATACTCCTTCAGCCTTATATATAAAAGGTCCATATATGATGGCAGAAGGAGTTAATAAGAATAAGAGACTGTATCCCATAGACGAGTTAAGAGGCGAAGTAAAGAGATATAATGAGGAGATGATAACACCAGGACGCGCGATGGGAGAGCTTAATCATCCTGCATCTGCTGATGTTGATCTTGAAAGAGCATGTCATATTGTTACAGAACTATATGAACAAGACAATGTATTTTTCGGTAAGTCAAAAGTACTAACTACACCTTGCGGGCAAATAGTAAGATCTTTAATTAACGACGGTGTAAAAGTAGGAATGTCTTCGCGTGCGTTAGGTACTTTAGAAGAATCAAGAGGCCATAATGTTGTACGTAACATGAGACTTGTTGCTGTTGATTGTGTTGCTGACCCATCTTTTCCTAAAGCATTTGTTAACGGCATACTTGAATCTAAACAATGGGTATTAGCTGATAGCGGAAAATATGAAGAAGCATATTCTAAATTTGAAAAAAACATCGGTAAATTACCTATGAAAGATGTTGATGTATATCTTAGAGAACAAATTTTAAAATTTATTAGTAATTTTTAAGAAGCATAGAGTATAAAACGATAATAAAGTATAAATAAATATATGGCTAAACTTAAAAAAACCAAAAAACCTGCTAAGGTGATTGCCAAAAAGAAGACTGTAGTAAAAGGCAAGGCTAAAATAAATCCGAAAGCTGATCTTAACAAAGATTCAAAGATTTCAAAGTATGAAGGTAAACGAGCAGCTGCTATAGAAAAAGGTAAAAAGAAAGCCTTAAAAGAATCAGTTGATATAGCTAACTTTATTTACGCGCTTTCAACAAAAAATTATGCTCAAGCTAATAAATATTTAGTACAGGCCGTCGAGAGTAAGATTTCTAATAGAATCGATCAAGCCATTAACACCCCTTTATTCTAGTATGAAAATAACAAACATGTTAACAGATGATGTAAAGCAGATTCTTAGTGAAGAATCTATTAGTGCAATTCAAGATGCTTTTCAAAGTAAGACAGATCTTCTTATTGAAGCTGCTTTAGTTGAACAAGACAGTCTTTATGCTGAAAAGCTAGAGCAATTAATAACTGCTATTGATGTTGATCATACTAAGAAGCTAAAAAAAGTAATAGAAGCTGTTGATCTCTCTAATGCTAAAAAGCTTTTAAATGTTGTTAATAGATATGAAACAGAAATTAATACTAAAGCAAAAGATTTTAAAGACAATATTATTGAATCTGTTTCTAGTTATTTAGAAGAGTATATTGATGAAGCTATTCCAGCAGAAGCCATTTTAGAAGCTACAAAGAATCGTACAGCAGCTACTGTTCTCCAGAACTTAAGGAAAGTACTCGCTGTTGACTCAGCTCTTATGAGTGAATCTGTTAAAGGTGCTGTAGTAGATGGTAAGAATCAAATTACTGAATTGACTACTAAAGTAGCGAAATTAGAAGCTGAAAATACTATTATAAAAGAAAATTATAATAAAATTAAAGCTAATGCAATACTCGAAAGTAAAACAAGCCATCTTACAGCTAAAAAGAAAGATTATCTTAAGAGAGTCTTAGGAGATAAGAGTCCTAAATTTATTGAAGAAAACTTCGATTATACTTTAAGATTATTTGAAAGAAAAGATCAAGACAGAATAAATATGATAAAGGAAGAAGCATTTGACAATCGTAAGGTTAAAGCAGATGCTCCTCAAGAAATACAACAAGAGTCAACATCACGATATAAAAACCCGTATGTTGATGAACTACAACGCTTTAAATAACAATTTATCCGGAATTATGAGGTGGTAACACCTGAGTACCATGAAGTAAGAAAAATAATTCTCATTTCATGAGGTCGAAAAGAAAGGAAATAATAAATAAACATATGAATAAACCTCAAACATTTATAGATAAAAATAAAGCTGAACGCTTGCTCGAAAAGTGGGCGCCAGTACTTGATTTTAAATCTGATTCTATTAAGGAAATTAAAGACGAGCATACCCGTTGGAGTACAGCAGTACTTCTTGAGAACCAAGAGCAATATTGCTTTGAGCAATCTGCTGGTGGTGCTGGTGGTGCTTTTGGTAGTGGTCAAAACTACAACCCAGCGGGTGGTAGTATTACTAGCTCAGACAGTTATGCTACTGGTGACTCTCGTCTACCTAAGATCCTTATTCCAATGATTCGTCGTACGTTCCCCGAACTCATCTCGAATGAAATCGTCGGCGTTCAACCTATGTCTGGTCCAGTCGGTCTTGCTTTTGCCTTGCGCTATAAGTATGACTCAACTGGTCTTGCCACTGGTGGTGTCGATGGTGGTGCTTCTGCTCCTGGAACTCGTTACAACCAGCCTCTATCTTACGGTAGTACTCCTGGTAATAACGAATTAGGATACCAGCACCTTGATACTCGCTTCACTGGTGTGTCTTCTTCTGCTCTATCAGGCAATGCTGCTTGGTCATTTGTTGCACAAGATAACGGTGTTGCTGAGATTCTTAAAAACTTCGAAATTCAGAACAACATTCCACAGGTTAACGTAACCTTCGAAAAGACAGCTGTTGAAGCTGGTACTCGTCGGTTAGGTGCTCGTTGGTCTGTTGAGCTTGAACAAGATCTTAAGAACATGAACGGTATTGATATCGATTCTGAAATTACAAACGCTATGTCGTATGAAATTCAGGCCGAAATTGACCGTGAAATGATTATGCGGATGATTCAAACTGCCCTTAACGCTCCTGCTGGTCAAGGCTATTCCTTCTGGAATCCTGCATCTGCTGATGGTCGTTGGTTAGTTGAACGTAATAGAGACTTCTATCAACGTATCGTTATTGAAGCTAACAGAATTGCAACGCGTAATCGTCGTGGTTCTGCTAACTTCATTGTTGCAACTCCTCGTGTCTGTGCTATACTTGAAATGCTCCCTGAATTCCAGTGGGTACCTGTTCAAGGCGATGTAAACACACAGCCAGTTGGTATTGCAAAGATCGGTGCTATTGGCGGACGTTTCAGCGTATATCGTGATACTCGTACTGAAGTTCAAAACGCAACATATTATGGCTCTAATTTAGGCTACTCTACTGCTAACACAATTGAGTATGCCTTACTTGGCTATAAGGGTCCTGAATTCTACGATACTGGTATCATCTACTGTCCTTACATTCCGATTATGGTACAGAGAACCATTGGTCCTAATGACTTCGCTCCTCGTGTTGGCTTGCTTACACGATATGGCGTAGTCGATAACATTTTTGGTGCTAACCTCTACTACCACGTCGTAATTATTCAAGGTCTCGGTCAGGCGTTTACGCCAGCCAACCAGTCGGTCTACTTCTGATAGTTGATAATCAACGAGTTATAAGAATCAATAATAATAAACCCGCGGGAGATTGCTCTCCCGCGGGTTTCCTTATATATTAAAATAATGTTAGAGCAATTTTGAATAAATATGATATAATATAGTTGGTTGGTATTAAGTATACATATGAAGACTTATCGTAAAAATAAAACATTCACAGATGAACAAAAACAAGAAATTATTTCATATGCTCTAGAACATGGTATTTGGTCAGTAAAAAAGCAGTTTAACGTTTGGCCAGAGACCGTAAGATATTGGATAGATCCTGACTTACGTGAAGTTAAAAAACAACAAAACAAAATTAAATATGATACACTAGGTAAGACACCTGAACAAATAAAGTATAACAAGAAATATCAAGACTATCGAGTAGAGACAGGGATAAATCTTAAAAAAAGAGAGGAGCGAGAGAATAGCCTAACACCTGAACAAAGACAGAAACGTAATATAGCTATTAAACAGCACCGACTCAATAACTTAGAACATTACACAATATTAGCTGCAGCTCGATATAAAAAGCAACAACATGCTGGAGAATATAGAAAAAGATATAATGAAGATCCATTGTATAAGTTAAGATGTAATATACGAGAGCATGTTAGAGTTGCTGTTAAATATGCACAAGTCTCAAAGACTCACTCTTCTATTCTATATTTAGGTTGTACTATAGAAGAGTTTAAACAACATATTGAGAAACAATTTGTTAAAGGTATGACATGGGATAATCATTCAAGAGGTGAGTATTGTTGGCATTTAGATCATATTAAACCACTCGCAAAACTAATTAATATAAATGACGATAATACGTTACGTGAAATATGTCATTATACTAATTATCAACCGCTTTGGGAAAAAGATAATCTCTCTAAACAAGATAAATATGACAACAAATAACAGTATACAAACATATCGTAAACAGCAAACATTCACTGATGAACAAAAACAAGAAATTATTTCATATGCGCTAGAACACGGTATATCTTCTGTTAAGGCAAAGTTTAACGTATGGCCTGATACTGTAAGATATTGGATAGATCCTAGTAAAATTAGAGCCAAAGCAAAAGCAAGACATAAAGAATTAACAGTAGAGCAAAAGCAATACAACAAAGAATATCGAGAATATCGAGCAGCAAAAGGTATAACTCATAAAAAATGGAAAGAGTGGTATAATAATTTAACACCTGAACGTAGACTAGAACATAATAACTACATGAAACAGCATCGTTTAGAAAAGAAAAATAGTAATAAAATACCGCAAAGTAATAATTTAAACACAGAAGAATTACAATATGTATATACCCTACAAGAATGTTTAAAAGAGTTTAAAAATATTACACGTAATACGGGTAACTATAGCGCTGCTCCAGCTAATAATAGAATAGTATTGACTAATCAACAACATTTTTATCATATTGAACGCGAACTTTTTAAAAATCCTGTAATACAAGAAAGACTTATATTAAATAGGCAAAAATATCTATTTAAAGATACGTTTAATCATAAAGAATTATTGCGTGGGTTTAAAATATCAGGTATACATATTGGGTATTCACATTTTTCACCTCTTTGGATTAAAAAATTTATTGAAGATACTAATGTAACAACAATATATGATCCATGTGGAGGGTGGGGACATAGATTTATTGGCGCTGCAGCTTGTAATATAAATTATATCTATAATGATATTTGGACAGAGTCATGTAGTGGTATTAAAAAAATTGCTAATACAATACACTATACCGATAAGCTAACCATATATAATCAAGATTGTACTAATTTTACACCGCAAGAAAATTATGATTGTGTTTTTACATGTCCTCCATACCATAATGTAGAAATTTATAATACCGGTAAATATAGTAGTCTTGACGAGTATAAGTCTTTTATTGTTAATCTTATAAAAAAATCCATCAAGCCTTCTGTTAAATATATTGGTATTGTTATTAATAATACATATAAGCAAATAATTTGTGAAGCTATTCCTGATACATTTAAATTGATACAAGAACAGATCCTAGGTTCAACAAACGCTATATCACACTTCAATAAAAATACATCTACAAAGCAAGAAATACTATTAATATATCAACAATCATAATAAAGTATTATATTTTGTACAAAAAGACATAAATAATAGTATGGCATTTATTTCATATAACAATCAAGCTCTTTCCGCTTTTGGGCAAACACCTGCTAATCTTAGTTGGTCTGTATCTGGTACTGGGTTACCTAAAACTGTTGAACTACTTACTGTTGGGACAGGTCCTCTTAATGTAGCTTCTTTAAGTGCTAAGCAGGTAAGAGGTCTTTTATTTAATTCATTAACTAACCCTGCATCCGGAACTGGTATTACGGCAACACTATCTGCATTTAATGGTACTACTTTTAGAGTTGATAGAGCATATCAAGGCGCTACCTTAAGTTTGTTGTATACAGACAACACGTCTACGCTGTTTGTTTGTCAAACTGGTACTACTGTTCAGTCTTTAACTGCAAACGGTTTTGACAGTGTCTCTCCGCAGGCTAGACGTCTTGCATTGCTAGGAATGCTCTAAGAAATTACACAAAAAAAAGCGGTGATGTTTTTAGCATCACCGCTTTTTTTATCTATTAATATAAGCTATGTATTATTGTAGTTGGGATTCAGCTTTGACTTTTTCTGCTTCAGCTTGTTCGATTTGCGTAAGGATGGCAATTGCTCCTTTGAGTTGGGTTTCTTCCGTCTCCAGTTGTTTAAGCCGTTCGCGTAGATCATACTGTTCTGCGAGGTTGGTGTTGCGACTATTTACTAGGTTTGTTTTGTATGCTTGGTTCATAAATTAGTTATGGTTTATACAGGAACAGCAGGGACATTGTATGCAGTCCCGTTGGAATCATAAAGTACAAGGAAACCTGTTGGAACAACGGTACCTGCTTGGAAAGCAGTATCAGTTGTAAGTTTACCTTGTACAAACGCATGACCTGCATTGTTTCGCTGTCTAAATTTAGCCCATCCATCTGTAGTCGCGCTCAATCCTACGCCGACAGTATTAGCATTGTTTGTAACATAAAAAGCAGTAGGTCCTGCATCCCTTAAAACAACACTAGTTCCCCCAAAAGCAAGAGTGTTACCAGCTTGGATGGCTCCTTGAGTAGTGATTTGTCCGACGCAATTAATAGCCTTCGGTCTATTGCTCGACGCGCCGCCGATATCGTATGTGTTATCCGGTCCAAAAAGAAAATTACCGCCTGCTGAAAGAGAACCTTTTAACGTAATTGCTGAAAATGTTGGACTATCAGTCGTTCCCAGTCCAATATTGGTTCGCGCAGCACTTAAACTGGCTAGATTCCCAAGATTATCAGCATTATTGAGTAATAGTCGTTCCGTATTAGTCGTGTCACGATAACGAATAGTATTAGTACTACTATACATGTGTCCAGCAGCCGTGCCTGTCGTACTTGGTAGAGTTAGAGAAGTGCTTGCTGAGAGACTATCAAAAGTGACAGCATCTGACACACCGATACCTAGTGCGGTACGTATTTGTAATTTTTCACTAGGTGAAGGTGATGTTCCGGTAGGTGCATTTCCGAGGTCGATTGGCATAAAGTTATTAGTTAAATTGAATTGGTGTACCGTTGTAGGTTAGCTCAGTACCATTGTATTGTATATAGGTAGTATAGTTATATTGAAGTAGTGTACCGTTGTAAGTTATATCAATACCATTGTATTGAATAGGTCCTCCAACACCTGCAGCAGCTCCACCACCGGTCGCTGGAGAAAAACCTCCACGGTAAACACCGATAGTATCCCAAGCAGGTATGGTAGGAATTGTTAGCATTAGCGTTGAGGTAGAAGGCTAAAATATTGTGTTCTAAAGTAAACAAGACCTGATCCAGAAGCTGTTTTTGCACTTACTTGAGCAGAATTAGTAATACCTCTAATAACAATACTCTCGTTTGATTCTAAAAGAAGGCGATTAGAATCATTAAAAAATGAAGAATCATATATATAAATAGAAGCACCAGTCTTGTTGATAACAATAACTTCAGAGCAAGGATAACTACTGAGAGATACTAATGAAGTACCGACAGTTTGATTAAAAGATCTGCAATCGTTAATGTTATAAAAGGTAGACCCATTATTGGTTGAAGATATCGCCATATGTATTATTTATTTATAACACCATATATATTTTTCTACATGAAACCCAAAAAAAACTTCTACTTAAGTAGAAGTTTTTAATAATTTTTATTGTAGCTATATACTACTGACGAGGTGTCTTAATATAAGCTACTGTAGTATCATTTAACGAAAAATGCTGAAGCTTAGGTTCAGATGCACGTTCAGGACAAATATCAATACCCCCGCGGCGAGTATATAAACACCTTACTACTAACTCTGCAGGCTTAAGTAGATTCCAAAGTCTTGTATAGATAGTCTCACAAATCTCTTCATGAAAGTGACATTCATCTCTAAAAGAGATAATATACTTCAACATAGAAGCAGGTTCAATAGTCTTTGAGCCTTTAATATGAATAAAGACATCACCGAAGTCAGGTTGACTAGTAACACGGCAGTTTGACTTCAACAAAGAACTATGATATAAAGTAATCTCTTTCTCTGAATCAATAACTTCTAAGAGTTCAGGAGATTCTGAATATTTACTAATTTCAAGTTCATCAAAAGGATAATCATCTTCTAAGGTAATAAACTCTTCAATAACCGGACTTGTATTATTAAAAGCAAACCACTCTTGATGAGCAGTAGTAGTATCATCAAGAACTTCTCTATTCGAAAATACCTTTACCTTAACATCAGTTTCAAGCAATCTAGATAAATCTCGTGTAGCTATTTCTTGAATAGTCTTTCTAACTTCATCACTAGACTCACCTAACTTAGTCATATTAAAAGAGTTAAAATATAGCTTAAGAGATTTAGACTCAACGATATATTTATTCGTACAAGAGTAAACGATTTTAGCAATACCAGCTACCGGTACACCACTATTAGTTAGACCAGATACTTCATAAGCATTCCAAGTATCAGTACCAGTAAAGGGTAGATCATCGTCTTGAATATTCAGATGAGTACGATTAGCCTGTCTCGGTTCACGTACGATTAAAGAGGAATCGTAGATAGACTTATAAGATGAAGTCTGACCAAGATGCCGTGAGATATTAGAGTTATCCAATTTTGATGTCATAGTTATATTGTAATGTGAATGTTATGTTTTGCAAGTGTTTCTTTAATAGTATTAAGTCTTTGTTGAATTGATCCTTCAAGTATGACTACATTTTTTAGATCTTTAATATGCTCTTCAAAAGCTTTAATAATATCATCTCTAAATTGCTTATCGATACTTCGTTCCCCATCATCTTCAAGTTCAATATCTTTAGGAGAAGTATAAAAAATGATATCATACTTATCGTGAATCAAATCGTATATATGACTTACTGATCGATACGTTTGTTCAGTAACTTGATTGTTATCCCAAAGCCACTTAGTATAAATTAACCCATCTATAATACACCTATCAAGAATTGTAACATTATTTTGATGCTCGGGTAGTAAGCAGTTAACTAAATGCTCATTAGCAATTAATAGCTGAGTTAAATCTGTTCCCTCTTCATTAATAGGTAAATTATATTTACGCTTAACAAGTCGAGTAATTTCTGAGATAAAGGTTATCGGAGGATAATAATAATTATCTATATCCTTAGTTCGTAAATAATTGAGAAGAGTACTTTTTCCCGAACTTTGTGATCCACTAAAAGAGATTAACATAATATTATAATATAGTATTGATTGCTTTTTTCCACGCGTTAAAAGAAGTATCAGTCAGTACTTTATATGTTTCATCTAATGAAGTACATCTATCACTACTTGCAGTATCAGAGCTAATAATATTACCAGCATCTACTTCAGCTACAACTCTATGCACTACACTACCTACAACAGGATACTTATCAATACTATCCCATGCGCGCTGTTGAGGGTCTTTTCCGCGTAATTCTGGAAACACATTAATAAGACCTGGATGACCATTATAGATTTCAAAAGCTTCACAAATCTCTGCAGGTATAACATTAAGCCAGCCATGAAGGGTTATCCGAGTTTGATTAGATTGCCTGATACCAAATAAATCAGAAAGTACTTTAATATTTTTACTATCCGATTTACTAATTAACTGTACAAGTTTTAGTTTTTTAAGAGATTGCATCATCGGATGCCATGACTCAATGTCTTGATTATTAGTTATAATTAGATCAGGATATCTATTAATATGAGTACTTATCTTAACAATTTCAGTTCCAGACATTGAGTAGAGAGCCACCCACTTTTTCTTTTTTAAGTCGTTATTATCAATCATTACAAATAGAACGGAAACATTTAATATTAAAGAGAATATCAGATAAATTAGTCTCATTGAACGGAGTATCAATTAAATCGACTAATTTAATGGAGCTTTTATAACGTAGACCGATACCTTTGATATATCGTTGCTCGAGTAATCCTGCCATTACAGGGTTAGAAGTATCACATGATCTAATACTTGTATCATCTTTATACTTAGCAAATTCTGAAACAATAGAAGCACCAAGCAGGTGATGAGGTTTTTTATAATTCCAAATACCATCTCGCTTAAGCATATCAATAAAAGTTTGTCGGCCAGAACTTTGTCGTTGAAATTTAGCTTGATAATCTTGTGTATTAGTACCATACTTAAGACCAATAAATTGATAAAAAGAATAGTCAAAAGAAATAGCAATATAATCTGCATTACTACTCATAAAGGTATAGCAATTAACTAATTCTTCATAAGTTTTACCTTGAACAACTCCAATCTTTAATCCTGGCAAGTCATAATTTATGTTAAAATTAATATAAGATTCAATTGTTGCAGCTGCATCCTCAAGTACATCAGGTACAACATAAAACGTAGGTTTAAGATCGTTAACATACTTTGCAAACTTAGAAGCGTCAAAAGCAGTACCTAATTCAAAAATAGAGTTATCAAGTAATACTTCTCGTCCAGCAGCAACAGCATGTTTAAAAAACTTATAATATTCTGGATGCGTTTCAAATAGATGTACTAGAGCATAATCATAATCTGTAACTTGTTGAACATCTTCTAAAATAGAGATAGGAGCTTCGTGTGCAATTAACATAATATTATTATATGATAGTTCGTTTTAGATTCAATGACTAAATATTTTTTATAATTTATATGACAAATAGTAACATAACACAATTTGATGCTCTAACTTATCTACTATTAGATAAAGTTGAAGGTATGAATACGTATTGGGAAGATGGTGACTTAAAAGTAACTATTAAAGAAGTTATAAAGTTTTTGACAGATAATAAAATACCTGTCAAAAGTGTAAGTTTAGAAAAGATAAAGCCTATTATAATAAAGCAGTCTTATAAAACTAAAAATAAAAATAGAGTTAAAAATGCGAGCTTAGAGCATCCTATAATAGTTATAAAAAGTAACGGTAAATATAAATCAATCTTAGATGGAAATCATAGAGCGTTTAAAGCAATAGAGTCTGACGCAAAGAATATTAAAGTACAAGAAATAGATCTTAACTCTTCTGCAACACCGAAAGAATATAAAGAATTATTTGATTATAAAATAACGCCGCTGTATCCATAATATAGTTCGTTTTAGATTCAATGATTAAATATTTCTATGGCGTCTGTCACACAAATAGGAGGATTAATTACAGGTACAGCTGGTAAAGTAGAATCCATATCCGGAGCAATAGGAGGTATTTTATGTTTACCTCAATTAGTAATGGAAGAGCTCGTAGCTATCGTAAAACAGTCTATATCAATATTATTAGCAGCTCCATTAGCTATGGCTAATGCTTTACTTGGTATTGTTAATGACACTATTAACGCTGTAGTTAATAGTGTAATAGGAGCTCTTAACAACTTAATAGCCTCAATACAAGGTATTATTGATAGTGTTATTCAGAGTATACAAAATATAAAAGATTTTGTAAACCGTATTAAGAATAATTTATTTAATAAAGATAATTGTAATTTTAATGCAGCAAGCCTTTTAAAATGTATTACAGCTAATGTGGTTAATAATATTAAAAAATCTGATATCTCAAAAATAAATGATGGAATTATTACTATAACTAATAAAGCTCAAGAAATATCAAATAAATTAGTAGAACCTGGTAACGTGTTAACGAGTTATTTGAATAAAACTTCAAGTAGCTTAAATAGAGCAACAAATACTATTAATACTTTAAATCGTATTTAAATATATGGAAAGACTTTTTGGATTATATAAAGGTGTTGTTATACTTGATAGTGATGTAAGCTCTCCTGTTAACTATAATGCACAAGGTCGTGTAAAAGTTAAAATTGAAGGTGTAACCTATGTAGATAATAGTAATGAAAGTTACAGATTTCCAAGAGGTAGTAATATTGTCGGAGGAATATCCAGACCAAACTTAGAATTAATAGATATATATGAAACCTGGGCATATGTAAGTATGGCTGTTTTAGGCGAAAGTTCAATGGGTAAGTATAATGCTGCTCGTGATCGAGCAAGTATAACAGATTCATCTGATATATCTGTATTCGGAAATAGCACAGATAGTGGAGCTCCCCCTGGCGCGCAGTTTGGTATACATGCTATTTCTGATGGATACGCTGGTGCTCCAAACGTTATCGGCACTAGTGGAGTAAATACATATAGTCGAGCATACTTTTGTGATAATAGATCTAATTTATCAAAAGGTATGTTTGCAATTCCTACTGTTGGCACTCATGTTATTATTCAATTTTTATACGGCAATAGAAGCTACCCTATTATTACAGGTGTTCTTCAATCAGCTGATGATATAAATCGTATGTATAGTGTTGATAATAATATTAGACCAAGTTATCCTGGTCCATTTAGTACCAACGAGGAATCACCACCAGCAGTTTAAATTTATATGTCAATTTCATTAATACCTGTTTTAAATCCAAATGAGTTAAATATGTATCGTAATGAAGCGGTGTGGAATCATAGCGCTGGTACGATTACCTTTAATAATACAACTGGTGCAGAGAGTGTAAGTTTAGCACATAGAGGTGGTGCGAGTCTGGTATTTGGTAATCAAGTTACAACTGAATTCAATCCAAACAATAGACAAGTTCTCACTCAAGGTGATAACTTTACAACCATTAAAGGTAATAACTACACTTTAACTTATACGAACAAAGAAGATAGAACATTTGGAGACCACCACTTTATAACAGGCTCTCCGCAATTTTTAAATAATATTATTGCTTCTAGATATATAGAAGTACAGGCAGAAATTGCAGCTATGCAAAGTATACCTGAAAATGGTAAACCAGGTACTGGTAATAATTCAGGTGCAGAATTAGCTGGCAGCCCTGATGACGTTCAAAATTTATTAAAAGAAAAAGAAGAAGAATTAACTCAAATAGCTCAAAGTATGGGCGAGGGAGGTAATCTTCATTTTCTATCATGTAAACATATTAATATAGTGGCAGGCACTAGCCCTGCAAATTTTGACTCCGGTAACTTGCAAAAAGATGCAAGAAAGGTAAAAAAGGGTTCAACTTATACAGGAACTGGTTATACCGGCGTTATAACTGATGAACCGGCACTTGTTCCTCAATTTAATGAAGTTAATACAGCATCTACTATTCCCTTCGGTGATGTAACAATTAATGCATCGACAAAAATAAATCTTCAAGCAGGAGCTGGAGGTATCGATATTAAATCTGCTGGTTCAATGAAGTTCGCCGGGACAGGCATGACAGTTGTAGGTGGTTCGCAGGTCATGGTGACTTCACCTGGCTCCGTTTATGTAACTTCTAAGTATACGGAATTAAAAAGCGACGACAATGTTAATATTGTTGCTCAGCAAACAAACATAGATTCTAAACTTACTGTTGAACAAGATACAGTAATGAAGGGTAAATTAGTTGTTGCTAAAGATTCAACAGTTTTAGGTAACTCTTATGTTAAAGGAAGTATATCTGTCGGAACTGATGCCAGTGTTGCTGGAGATTCAACAGTTTTAGGCAACTCGTATGTTAAAGGAAGTATAACTGCCGGAACTTATGTCAAGACTACCGCTACATTATTCGAGTTACTACCTGCAGCGTTAACGGTAGGGAACGGAGCGCGCGCCTATATTACTAATTCTACGCTTGCTTATACTGGAATTAATATCGGCAAACCTGCATTTGGTGGAGGATCAAATCACGTACCAGTGATTGTATTGAATAATATGTGGGTTATTGGAGGTTAACTATAAAAAAACCCTCGACAATAATAATATTATCGAGGGTTAGTTATGTGTTTCTACTATGATTCACATGAAGAACAATTCAGAATAGATCGAGCTAACTCTTGAGCAGGATTAGCAGACCGCTGATAGTAAAGAGACTTAATACCCATCTCGTGAGCAAATAACATAAGCTCATTTACATCTTTAGCTTTTGTAGAAGGAGGAATCATTAAGTTCAACGATTGTCCTTGATCGATATATTTCTGTCTCTGAGCAGCTTGAATGATAATCTCTTTTTGAGTTATCTCACTAAAGGTCTTAAAGACGTTTTTTTCATGCTGAGTTAAGAACTCAAGATGCTGCACACTACCACCTCTAGATAGAATACTCATCCATACATCAGTAGTATCTTTATCTTTTGATTTGAGTAATTTAGCTAAGTGTGGAGAGCGGAAAGTAAACTTACCTTTAGCTAAGTCTTTTACAAAGTAATTACTATTTAGAGGTTCAATAGAAGGTGAAACTTGACCTAAAATAAATGAACTAGACGTCGTTGGAGCTACGGCCATTGTAGTTGTATTACGTCTACCATAGCCCTTTAGCAGAGCGGGTTCTCCAAAGAGAGACGCTAAGCTCTCAGTAGCTCTATCACATTCAGATCTAATAGTAGAGAAGATCTGAACGTTCTCAAGTTTAGCAGCCATAGATTCAAACTCAATATCTTTACTCTGTAAATACGAATGCCAGCCAAGAACTCCTAAACCTAATGCTCGTTGATTGACTGCAAATTTATGAGGAGCTTCCATGAACAAGACATCTTTAGTCTTATTAATAAACTCAGTCATTACTGCATCGAGGAAGTAGATAAGAGTTTGAACCGCGTCAGTTTCTTTAATCTCATCCCATTTCTCAAGATTAATAGAAGATAAATCACATACAAAGGATTCATCAGCAGAGTTACTTAGGAAGATTTCACTACAGTTATGAACTAGAATTTTATTAGCGAAAAAATTTGCTACTTTAGATACAGTAATATCATAAACCGGCTCTACTTTTTTATATCTCTTTATTTTTATCATATAATTTTTTATCTGTTTAGTATTATTTATTTGGTAGTTGTTCTTCAACGGCTGCATAAAACCCTCGCTTACCTAAGCCATTGAATCTACACTTAGCGAGACCCTTTAACCACCTAAAATTTCTAAGTTCTGCAAGTTTAATTATACTTGGCCATGTTGGTATATATCCAAACTCAATATATAATTCTATACCCCTTTTAATAAAATAATCATCTGTTAATCCAGAGTAATTATTGTTTTTATTACCTGATCCCATTTTGCTTCTCATTTGTTTTTCTACATTAGATATTTTTCGACCCTTTGTGTGGTGTACCCATTGACCTGAGAGAACATTAGGATGTGTTGTAGGTACAGATCCTATTATAGTATTAGTATGAATATCCTTAACAACAATTGTACCTTTCCTTGCTGCTGAAATGCGATTCCTACCTTCTGAAGTCTGCCAGCCTTCTGTTTTTCTTAAATATGTTGAATGTGATTTTAACCACGCGTAACCCATTCTTATTTTTTTGTTTAAAATAAACTTAAACTTACCTTTTACATTATTACCGTTATTATAACCATTCAATGTAAATCTTACTGCGAGCATATCTTCTCGTTTTCTGTATATTTTATACCTTAACATGTGTAAGAAAATATGCTCCTCAGGAAGTACAGCAACGAGATTGTATAGCTCATCTATACCGCCTAACGATCTAGGAATTATATGATGAACTTCTTGATATATTGCAGTCTTCATTAGTCTCTGATCATTAGGATTGCGTATAGTTAACCTTTCTCTAGGTGTAGATTTCTGTATATAAGTAATAAAGTTATCGTGTATTTGTTTATAATTCATAATATATCTGTGCAGAAAACATTACTGCACAGATATATTTAGTCTACACGATACATATTATTCAGGAGTAATTACAAGAATATCATCCTCCTTTAATTCCTGAGCTTGCACATACCCTCTATTTTTTGTATATATCTGATGTTCTGGAGTACATTTAATGATGTTACCCTGCTCATCTTCAATTTCTATAATTTCGGAAGATTCACCTGTTTGAGCAAAAGCTTCAATAGTTGAGTATACTTCTTGATCTGTTTTAACATCATACGACTTAACTTTTACTTCAGAGTATTTCTTTAAGTAATAATTAAGGCTATCAATTGGCACTTCAAGATATTCGTTCTCATTAACTAAAATACTAATAATAGTGTCTCCTGTGACACATAAATTACTCGCGTTGATTTTTAAACCCTTATCTTTATAAACTTGAGGAGCTTGATTATTAGCATTATCTGTAAAGAAGACATAAGGGTATCCTGTCTCAAAACGCTTTTGAATTACTTTGCCCCATATTTTACGTTTATGCTTATCACCAGCTTTCATATCAGCTAGCCATTCATCTGTTACACATACTCCAAAGGAAACGTCTTGAATACTATTACCAGCGCTTTTAATCTCTAAGAACTCTTCAATATCTCCATGATCAACAGGTAGATAAGCAGCAAAGGATCCTCGTCTAACATTACTTTGAGAGACATAACTAATAAGAGAGTTGAATACAGTAAGTTGATGATGCACTCCCGTAGCACTACCTCCATCACTAATAGGAGCACCTCGCTTACGTACTTCACCAAAATATGCAGAAGTACCACCTCCTACCTTAGACATAGTACCTACTTCGCTAACTTTATAGAGAATCTTCTCCATATCGTCAGGAATATAGCTACCAAAACAAGAGATAGGTAAGCCTCTATCTCTACCAAAATTAGACCAGATAGGAGAAGATAGAGAATAGAACCCATGTGCCATGTAGGTCATAAACTTCAATGCGAAGCCTTCAATATTTAAATATCGTTCAGCAGCATTAGCTATATCTGAGATTCTTTCTTCAGGAGTCTCACCTACCTTTAGATAACCACGTTCAAGAAATTTACGAGAGTCTGCATTAAGCCATTCATATGATAACATAATTATATTTTATTGTAGTTCATTAGGATTGCTATGAATTAAAATAAGTCTTCTTCACTAAAGGATTGACTATTTTTAGAGTACTCAATTGGACGTGAACTAAAGAAATCAGTCATACCATTACCAAGAAGATCTTCATTAAACCAAAGAACCTTTTCATCAGTACCTTCTCTAACTTCAAAGATAGGTTTAAAGCCAATTTGCTCTAAAGATGTATTAAGACGTTGTTTAATTAACTCTTTTAGTAAAGGAGCATTAAGATTCTCTTCATTATATCCATTTACCATCCAGTCAATAATTTTCGATTCAGCTTTAAAGGCTTCTTGCGCTTCATGAGAGATACGTTGTTCAAGCTCTTCATCAAATAACTCAGGATGCTCTTTACGAATATCACTTATAATTCTAATACCCGCTAATGCATGTAACGCTTCTTCGTTACGAGTATATTTTACTTGCTGATCAACGTCTTTAAGAACATTCTTAAAGCGTGCAAACCACATAATAACATAAAACTGACTAAAGAGAGATGCATTCTCAACAAAGAGAGTAAAGAGAGTTAATGCATATAGATATTGCTTTTTAGAGTCTTTATAGAACTTATGAGTATACTTACGCAGATACTTAACTCGACCTTGAATAAAGTCTAGTTTAAGATTTTTTTCGAAGATATCTTCTAACCCTAAGACACTAAGGAGACGCTCATATGCATTATTATGAATGACTTCGATATTTGCCATTACATAACCAAGGTCTTGTAAAGAGGGATGAGGTAAATTATCACCAAGCTTAGCCCAAAAGGTCTTAACAGCTACTTCAATCTGACCAATAGCAGATAAAGTTCTGATAATAATCTCCTGCTCTTGTTCAGATAGATCAACTTTAAATTGTTGGACATCAGCTGCAAAGGTAAACTCTTTGTCAGTCCAATGACCATCATGCATAGCTCTAATGAACTCCTCAGTCCATGGGTATCTATTAGGCTTTCGACTTACTTGTTCTTCAAAAATGCTTGGTTCTCTCATAGTAGAATTATATTATAGTATAATATATTATAAAGTCAATAATATTAGAGGTTAATAGTCTGCTTAAGATTAAAGGAAGGTACAGCGAATATTTTTATAGCTGTTTTACCATCTGAGCCTTTTGTATTTACTGTAAGTTCTGATTCAGTACAAATAGGAGTAGCTGTAATAATACCAGTATCTATAGTACGATAAAGTTGTCCTGTATCAGCTAAGAAGACTTTAACGGTAGTTGCACTACCTTGGGACGCGATAAATCGTTTTGTTTTATTCATAATTTCTTATATTATTTATGAACCTAGCTACGTCATCATCCGATTTATGAGTAGCAAAGTTCAAAGTACTTTCAACTTTTTTTGTAGAGTTTGGATTTTGTAATTTATGATAAGCTATTAAATCTTGAATAGGCTGAGCATCACAATCCATCAGTTGACTATCGTCGATATCTAAATGCTTACGTACCTCTTGAACAGAGAATCCTCTATCAAGTAACGATTTTGCTTTTTTTAAAATGAAGTATTTCTTAAGATTATCTTCATCTTTATATTCAACTACTTTCTTCTTATAATATTCTGTGGAGAATATATAAGAACTGCCTGTAATAATACATGTAACTTTTTTTGATGACATAAATTAAGAATCCCAAGGAAAGATTACCCACTCGTCACCAACAATATTGGTACACATATCAACAAGATGTATAGTAGCTTCTTTAGCAAACAATGCAGCGTATGTAGTCTGAATAACATTGTTCTTTTTCAGTTCTTTAAAATGTGAAAAAGTCTTACCTGTATCACAAATATCATCTACTACTAATAGTTTCGTATTAGATTCTAAAGCATCAAAATTTATATCTTGATATACTTTTAAAGTTTCAGATTCATTTTTATCATTATATAAACTAACACCGTAATTAAGAACAGGTGAGTTTAATTTATAACCTATCATTGTTGCAGGAATAAGACCGCCTCTACCAATACCTACTATGTAATTAAACTCTAACTTTTTAGCTTTAATACGACTGACTAAAGAATTAACGTATGTTTCTATTATATTATAATCATATTTATATTGATTCATATATTATTATATTGTAGTTCAATAAGGTTTCAACTAAATATATATGTGAATGATTATAAAAAACTGCAGTTAATTTATGAGGGTGGCGGTATGAGTGTTTCTGAACCTGGTAATCCTAAATATGCTCCTAATCCAATGAATTCTGGAATGCATACATACCCTAGTCAACTTGACTTTAATAAAGGTAATACAGGATCAAATGCGTACTCAGTAGCAGCAGCTGCAGGTACTGCAGGTCGAATTGAAGCTGAAGAAAGTAAGATTACAGGTAGTATATCAACAGAGCTTGTTATAGATAAACTAAGCGATCTTTTAAATAGATCTAATAAAGATGAAATGCAATATGCAATTCATATGCTAAGTATTTTAAAAGAGTTCATTCTTAAAAATAATAAACCTACGTAGGCCATATTTTATTTTTAAGTAATAATATTATATGGTCTGCAAGCCAGCTACAGAAGGCACTTGCAAACCCAAGTAAGATAAAACTGTACGTAGTAAATAAACCAATAATGCAGCCGGTCCAAAATCCGATACAAAGCGAGCATAAAAAGAGATTTTTAAAAAATTGAAACTGAATAAGAAAATTACGTATGTAGTTTATTATAGATCCATACTTTAATATTAAAGTAAATCCGCAACAAGCTAATAGCGTTAAAATTAAATCAGCCACAGATTAATTGATTGGTTCCGTCTAACGTAGTTACTGCGTCAGCCATTAGTTTTAGTTCTGCTTTTTTGACGATAATTTTATTACCATCATCATCAGTTACTTGATAAGAATCCTCACTTAACTTTTTTACTACAGGACAACCTTGACCATTACAGCAAAGCTTTACTTCATTATTATTAATTACCTTAATCATATATTTTATTTATTAAACGCATAAACGTAATCTACTTCTTATCTTAGATATATGTCTTTCTTTAAGATAGACACCACCACCTTCTCGAGAACCTGCATCATCAGTATTACCTTCTATAGTCTGAACCATACCATTCTTATCAGGTGCGCTAATTGCAAGACCAATATGAGAGAAAGTAAAAATAATAATATCACCAGCAACTATATCACCATTATGTGGCTTTTTAATTCTGATCGACAGGTCTTGATCTTCAGCCCAGTTTTCGAAAGCCCATGCACTAGCAGTTGTTGGACGCTTAAAAGTATAATTTCCACCTTTCATTGCTTCTCTAAAAAGCCAGCATATAAAAGCAGCGCACCATGGCCAACTTTGAGTATTATCGAGATATGTAGCACCTTTATATTCATTAACGCGTTTACCGCAATTGGTTTCGCCTATCTCACGAACACCAACTTCTTCTCGAGCAAGTGCGATAATCTTCTTAACTAAAGATATAGTACTAGCTGGTTTAGAATCTTTAGGTTGTTCGCTAGATGTAACTATTTTATTAAAGATAGTCTGCCAGGTTAAGGGACCATCTACACCATCAGCTACGAGATTTAGTGATCGCTGTACACTTTTAACAAGAACTTCTTTATCTTTAAAATCCATAAAAATATTTATCACATTAATAATAAAATAGAGTTACTTTATATAAATAATTATATTATGACAGAGATTTTTACAAAAGCTATAGAATTTTTTCAATCACAATCTTGGTATAATGTAGCCTCAAGTGTTATCGCTTTGGCTTCTGCTATTGCTGCTCTCACCCCAACACCTAATCCTAATTCTAAGTTTGCATGGGTATATAAAATACTTGACTTCTTAGCTCTTAATATCGGTAAAGCGAAGGATAAAGGAGTTTAATATAAGGAACATAACTTATGTTACTTAGTATTATAAAAGAGGCTCTTGCTGCTTTAACTGCATATTTACAGTTAAAAAATAAAACTACGCTTTATAATGTAACGCGTTTATCCAGAGCAAAACAAACAGAATTAATAAATGAAATTGAAAAGCTACGTAATACTGGTACTAATGCTTCTAGTGACCGCGCTGACCTCATGCGTAACGAACTCCTCGACGAACGTAGGTTCCTTAGTGATATATCAGCCTTCTATATTAAAGCTGAAAGCAAACCTGTCAGTACAAACAAATGATGGAATATATACACCTCAAGTAGATGAGGTATGGCATTCTGATAAACGCTTTAGAGAGCTAGAGCGTACGCTGTATTATGGTAAATAAGTTCAATGAATGTAATATTTTGGCATATTTGTGGGTTATCGAATTATAAAAAAATAGTAACTGATCAATTTAATAGCATTAAAAGATCAGGTCTTTTAGCTAAAGTAGATAAAATATATATTACCTATCTAGGGAGTAATAAAAATAATATTAATTTTCTTCTTAAAAAATCTAGCAAAATTATTCTAGATAAATATGACTCTTATGTCTATCATTATGAGCGGCTATGTTTACACTCAATGCATGATTTTGCACAGGAACATAATGCTAATATACTATATATACATGCTAAAGGTGTAAGTACGAGATTTGTTGGAAACATTATATTGCAAGATAATATTAGACAATGGAGAGAGATGATGGAGTATTTTTTAATATACAAGTATAGCGACTGTTTAGAGCTGTTAGAGAGTAATGATGTACTTGGGAGTTGTTTAGTTAATAGTAAATCTAATGATCTAGCTATAGATGGTGAAGATCATGCCTACCATTTTAGTGGAAATTTTTGGTGGAGTAATACTAGTTATATAAAAACATTACCTCGTATAAGAGAAGATATTGTTGGAAATTTAGCTAATAACTGCGCTTTTCATTTATGTGAACGTTGGGTCCTTCAAAAGTGGCCAAATGTTAAATTAGTCGAATTATATAAAGATCCACATTCTTGTCATTTTTACGGCAACCCTCCGTCAAAAGAATACTTAAAAATTAACTTAAACAAAGTTACTTCTTAATAATTTCACTTTGTTTTTATTAAAGCAGCTAACTATTTTACGAATCTTCGTATCAGAATATTTATTGCATAATTTCGATCTTAAGTACTTAAAATTTATATAAGCACTAACAGTAGCTTTCTCTTGCTCTGATAAATAAAAATCTGTACCAATATCTTTAAAGTATCTTATATGATACCAAAATGCACCTCCAACACTAAAATTAAACATATCCCAAGATAGTCCTGGCTCATAATACTGCTCAGTCTGACAATAAGAATTATCAGCTTTTTGCGGTATAGTAAAGCAGGAATCAATCTTAATTTCTGTCAAAAAATGGTCACCGTGATGTCCGTTAATAGGTACATCGTCAAAAGAACCAACGGAAATATCATTATTAATATCGACGGTAACATTAAAGCCAATCATACAATAATAATTTAGTGATTGTCTACTGCTAAACAAATTTTTAAGTTCATCTTCAAAATAAATTTGATCTGCATCTATTTTTAGAAACCAATTATATTTACATTTGCTTAAGCCGTAGTTATAATAATTAGCTAAAGAATGACATAAGTTAAATCTACTAACATATCCTCCTGTATTTGCTGGTATTACATATTGGGTATATTCAAACAGAGATATTTTTTTATATTTAAAGGCTAGCTCTTTAAGAATTACTATAGTGTTATCAACACAATTATGATAAACAATTACTAACTCATCTAGTACATTAATTACCGATTCAATAGATTGTCTAACAGTTTTTTCTTCATTACTCACTCTCATTAAACCAGATACACCATCTTTTCGAGTAATTACAAGTGAGTTTAGAAACTCTTGTGTTATTAACATATTATTAATTATGTGTAAATAGTACTTTATTTATTTTAATTTTATCTTCATTTTCAAATAAAGTATTTAAATCATGGATAAACCAACCATCAGCTGTATAGGTATTATTTAATTTAATTTTTTGAGCTACATCTCTTCTTGTTGCAAAAGCTCCCATATCTATCTGGTCAAATATTAATTGACATTTAAGTAGTGCATAATTAAAATGAGAGTGAATCATATCCCAGTATATTAAGCTAGGCGTATTATGCTCTCTCGCAACTACTTTTAGCTCATTAACTAACGTAGGTACATAATAATTATCATCTCCTGTCATTATAATATATTGCGACTCGCTTTGCTGCTTACCTATCTCTCTAGGAGTATGTCCCCAATCATTATACTGTCTATCAGTATTAATATATCGAATTCGTGAGTCTGATATTTGTTTAATAACATCTATTATAGTAATACTTTCTTCAGAAGTCTCAACATTATCTATTACTACAGTAGCTGTCCAGTCAGGATCATACTGAGCTATAAGAGAATACAACATACATTTTAAAAGATTATAACGATTAAAGGTCGGTATAATAATATCAACAAAAGATTTATTTTTATTTTCCATAGTTTATAAAGTATTCTCGTTAAAATTTATAAAAGACTTATACGATGATGAGTTATTAGCATTGGTTAAATAATAATAATATTCAGGATTATTATTTTTCATATTTAAAATATCTTCGTTTGTAAATTCCCAAGGAATATGTTTAGCACTATATGGCTCGATAGTTGCACAGCTACTACCTCTAAAATTTCTACGTATATTATACATAGCAAATACTGTATCTATCTGCTGATTAGTATACAGCTCATCATATATTGTAGCAGGGTTAAAGGTAGAACTAGCCCATTTTTTTAGAAAGGCATAATAAGGAGAGTCTTCACTCACATTCCAATTGCTTAGAGATAACCCAATTTTATCATACTCAGTATACTTTAACATTTTCTCATATAAAAATGTTAAAGTATCTAAAGGTGTATTAGTAAGATCTAAATCAGGGTCAGTTACAATATAAAATTCGGAATTTAAACTAATTGGTAAATTAATATACCACGGTGTTAAATGACCACTTAACTCTGTTTTTATTATTTTGCATGGATTTGTTTCATACCAATTAAGCAACGGAGGATAGGTAGATGAATTATCTACTATAATTATCTCACCTACATTATCGAATTTACTTAACCTTTCAAGCATTTGCCTCGGATATGTTAATAAATTACAATTATTTATTATAATAGGAATTTTCATATTTTCGGTGTCATTAAAATATTTAATTCTTTAAAAGGACCTTGAAACGGTGAGCTTAATCTGTTTAACAAGATTAGTTGTAAATCAAGTTCATATATATCTTCTAACTTGCGTAGACCTTCTATTAAAAAATTAAAATTATCATCTGATAAAAACGTTAAATGTAGAGAGAGTAATATAATAGGTTTATACGTCTTAAAGAAATTATAGTTATCAAATAATAAATACTCAGCACCTTCAACATCTAACATTAATAATGAGTTAGCAGCTATATTTTCAGCACTAAAGAACGACTCTAATGTCACCGCTTCTATTTCAACAGAATTTTGAGATTGAAAAATACTCGAACCGCTTCTTCCTAGTTCTGAATAATCTGAGCCTATAGTAATAATATCGTTTTTATTATTAAATGCTTTATTATAAATCTTAATATTTTTCAATGCATTTAAATCGACATTAGATTTGAGTTCTTGAAATGCAATAGGATCTGGTTCTAAGCTAAATACATTTTTAAATATCTTACCAGCAAATAAAGTAAAAGGACCTATCCAACCTCCAGCATTTACAAAGGTATTAGTAGTCTTAGATATATCGTAAATTTTAATATAATTTTCTGATTCCCAATTTTCGATATTCCAAAAATCTGCATTTATAGTATTAGTATTTACCAAAAAACTAACATCATGTCTAGTAACTTCTCTCATACTATTTAGTTAAAACAATAATTAAATCATCATATCTACCTTTATTAGATCTTAAGTCGTAAAAGTCTAAAGTTTTATAATCAGCAGAATTTATTGATGACATCATAGGTGCTATAGAATCAATATCTTGTATATCTTCGATTATTAAAGTACCACCAGGCTTTAATAATTTAGAGTATTCCGTTAATGCAAATGTTTGAGTAGTTATATCATGAGGACCATCTTCAATAATAATATCAAATCCATCAGAATATTTTTGTTGTAATAAAGTTATTGTATCATTTGTAAATGCATCAACCTCAATATAATCGTATCTTCCAACATATAACTTTTCCCATATAGCTGGATGAACTTGATTTTGATTATCTATTAAAACTAAATTAAACAACGGTAAATAATCGTGCCAAAGTAGCGCAGATCCTCCATACTGAACACCTATTTCAAGAATAGTACCAGGCTTATCTTTATATTTGGAAAGTAAACTACTATAGATTACATCATAACTATGATATGTAGCTTTATCTGTACCACCTGGCAAATGAAACCCATTTATATTATTTTTTATAATAATATCTAAAATATCGTTATGCTCCATATATTGTATTTATTTTGTAGCAGCGCCCTTCTTCCATGAGATACTCTTAGAACCTTTTTTAAGTCTCTTTCTTGAATTACACATAGCCATTGTTGGTCTACAGGCCGGATAACCTTTTCGTTTTTCTCCTTTTTGTCGCCCACAAGTTTTACCAGTACGACAATCTACCCAGCCTGTTCCTTTATTTCTTGAAAACCATCCATGAAGGCCTTCTTTCTCTTCTTTCTCAAAACCATCCATAATCATCTGATATGTCTCACTATAGGTTTTTTTCTTCTTCCAGATTTTACCTTTTCGACACCTAACAACTGCTCCAGACTTATATGCAGAAGTTTTCTTACCATAAACAGAATCTGCTTTTTTTAAACATCTATCTCGTTTGGCTGTTTTTTCTGAAAGAATTGAATTACAATATGACTCAAAGATATGCAACATGTAATTATTTACAATTCTATTATGGGTTAACTATGAATTATTTACGTAAATACTTCCAACATACTGGAAAGAGTTCTTTAGCGATCTCATCAATTTGATCTGCAACGATACGTGTTTCAAATTGAGTATCCTTCTTACATCTTAAGCTACATACTCGTGCAAATGCAATAAGAGAACCAGACCAATACCATTCTGTCATCATATTCTGAGGTAGAATCATACGAGCTTGTTCTGCACATACACCTGCTTTAATCATAGCTCGATATAAATCTAAAGCATCTTTACAAATTAACTCTGGCCAAGTAAACTCATTAAAGGCATTTTCAGGTACAAACTGATCTTCGTGCGAACCTTGTTTCTTATCTTCATTACGTTTACGCCAATTGTCTGGGAAATAAAACTCTGGAGTACTATCAACATATCGACGTGATACTTCATTCCAAACGAGACCTACGGTATGTTTAACAAGCTGACGAGCGACGAAGATAGGCGCTTTAATATGAAATGATAAAGAAGCATGACCAAAGGGAGTCCAGTGATTATGTTCAGCTAAGAATTTAATTAACTTTTCATCACCTAGCTTTAAACCAATAGGAGTCTTAACAGTCTCACTCGTTCCACTCTCAATATCAAATTTATTCTGTATAGTATATTCCCAATCAGATTTTTTATCAAACGAAACCCTAGCAGCATTTACCGCTGACAAATCAGTACCCATTTTATCTACTAACTCAACTGTTATCATATCTTTATTATATAGTTAAGTTGGAATAATGCAATTAAAGATATTGTATTTTAATGAGAATAGCTTAAATCTTAATATGAAAGAAAAAGTTTACATAAAGTCTAGCTTCAAAGAACAGCTCCTAAAGATAGGATGTGGTATTAGAGACTTTATAACTATAACTCGAATAGAGGATAAGAAGATTTTCTTTAGTGCAGGTAAATGTAAGTTATGTATACCACAAGAAGAACTTGACGATATTAAAATTTAAAAATTATAGAACTGCTTTCTTATGTTTAGATTAAATAATCATATGAGTTTTGATAGTATTGTTCGTGAAATATTAAACGAAGGAAAAAAAGAAAGCGAAGCGTTATTAGCTAAGACATTTCCAGATAATAATCAATTACAAACTAATCTACTTAATTTAGATCAAACGCCTTCTAAAGGTGATGTGCCAACAATAATAAAGTTTTATAACGAAACTAAGGACCTAAACAAATTAACTACATATTTTAATTTATACTCTAAATTAAAAGTTAAAAACATACCTATTAAAGCGCCTAATGTATTTAAAACTTTTATAGATTTTACAGAGCATGTTGATGCTGCTGAGACTAAACAAAAACTTAAGAATGCGCCTGAAGTAGAGACAATTGAACATGAAAATAGCGCTGATAAGTTAGTTGATACTGATGAACTTACTATTTATAAAGGCGATTCGCAACATAAATGCGTAGAGTATGGTCAAGGTTATTCGTTCTGTATATCAAGACGTCTCGGTGGTAATATGTATGATAGTTATAGGTTAGAAAAAAACTCATCTTTCTACTTTATATTCTTTAAAAAACTACCTAAGACTAATCCTGATCATATACTTGTATTAGATCATAAAAAAAATGGCTGGGAGTGGACAAATCAGCTTAATGATACAAAAAAAACTACCTGGAAAGAAGTTGTAGCGAAGTTTCCTGTACTAGCTCAGTATGAAAATTTATTTGTAAATAAGCCGTTAGCAGATAAAGAAAAGGCAAACATACAATTTTTAAAAGATTTTAAGCGTGACCCTTATTTAGAAAAGTTTTTAGCTGCTGAAAGAGATTTGCAGTTACTTGTATTAAAAACCGGTCAGACTATTACAGATGAAATATTCACTTATCTAACAAACGAGAATTTATGGGATTACATAAATGAATACGTTTCAGTTGGTCCTAATCTCACTATTCTTCAAGCTGATGCTATTGAAGCTAAAGGTGGATCTATATTAAGGCAGTATTTAAAGTCTAGAGAGATTGCTATACCGCAGTTAGAGCATCATAATTTGCAAATTAATAAATTAGACAAAACTATACAATATGTACAACAAAGAATAAAAACGGATTATAAAAAAGCATGGGATATGGTTGCTGCTGGCAAATACATGCTAACTGGTTTAATGTTTTTGGACAGATTGCCGGACAATATACCAGAAAGTATAACAGGAGATTTTGATTGCTCTAGTAGTGATCAAATAACGTCTTTAGAAGGAGCACCAAAAAGTGTTGGCGGATATTTTAATTGTTCTGATAATAAGAATATAACGTCTTTAAAAGGAGCACCAGAAAGTGTTAAAGGGAATTTTTATTGTTCTAGTACTCAATTAACATCTTTAAAAGGAGCGCCAAAGAGTGTTGGAGGAAATTTTGATTGTTCTCAAAATCAATTAACGTCTTTAGAAGGAGCACCAGAAATCGTAGGAAGAGATTTTTATTGTTATACTAATCAATTAACGTCTTTAGAAGGATCACCAAAGAGTGTTGAAGGAAATTTTGATTGTTCTAGAAATCAATTAACGTCTTTAGAAGGAGCACCAAAAAGTGTTGAAGGAAATTTTAATTGTACTTATAATCAATTAACATCTTTAGAAGGAGCACCAGAAATTGTTAAAAGATATTTTGATTGTGCTTATAATCAATTAACATCTTTAGAAGGAGCACCAAAGAGTGTTGGAGGAAATTTTAATTGTACTTATAATCAATTAACTTCTTTAGAAGGAGCACCAAAAAGTGTTGAAGGAGAGTTTAATTGTTATAATAATCAATTAACGTCTTTAGAAGGAGCGTCGGAAAGTGTTGGAGGAGATTTTGATTGTTCTAAAAATCAATTAACGTCTTTAGAAGGAGCGCCGCAAAATTTTAGAGGAAGTTTTAATTGTTCTAAAAATCAATTAACGTCTTTAGAAGGAGCACCGCAACGAGCTGGTACTTTTAATTGTAGTGATAATAAATTAGTATCTTTAGAAGGCATACCTGTCTATATAGCAGCTGATTTTCATTCTTATGATAATCCAGTTAAATTTACCAGCAAAGATATAAAAGCAGCTAGGGCAAAAAGTAAGCGTAAGTTAGAAGGTAATACTATATCTAAAGAAAGCTTTAATAATGTTGTTCGTGAAATATTAAATGAAGGTAAGAGAGAAAGCGAAGCGTTATTAGCTAAAACATTTCCAGATGATACAGAATTACAAAAAACGTTATTAAATCTTGATCAAACCCCTTCTAAAGGTGATGTTCCATCTATTATAAAGTTTTATAACGAAACTAAAGACTTAAATATACTCACTAATTATTTTAATTTATACTTTAAATTAAAAGCTAAAAACATACCTATTAAAGCGCCTAATGTATTTAAAACTTTTATAGATTTTACAGAGCATGTTGATGCTGCTGAGACTAAACAAAAACTTAAGAATGCGCCTGAAGTA